ATGATTAACTCTTACAACACCTGTACCACCACCTGTGTAAGGATTTGCACATCTCACTTGATAAGTTATTTCATCTGCACTTCCAGGCGTATCTGTTACCATTCTGCTAAATAAGTGTTTTCTATATTGCATAGAACTTAATGCTGTGAAATCACCACTCATCAAACAATTTGCCTGATTTCCTGAAGCAATAGTTCCTGCTCCAATACCATCTGTATTACTGCCACCCTGTGTTCTTCTTAAATCAAAATATGGATATGCGTCATTTTCACCACCTATAGATATTCCTATATAAATTATCATGGTTGAGCTTGCAGATTTTGGTGTGAAAACTTTGTTGAAATTACTAACATCAACTAATGTTGCAGTTGTGGTAGAAGCAAATTTTTGAGTATATTTCATGCTTTGCACTTGTAGAATTTTGCCTGGGGCTACTGCACCTTGTAATGCCATAGTTACACCTTCAGAATGAAAGGGTCTGAACTAGGAAATGTAATTGTAATTGTTCCACCATCTGGAGTTAGTGGAAATCCTGTGCCTTCACTCTGTATAAATAATAATGGTGCTTTTGATGAATCTGTAGCAGATACAAATAAAACCATACCATTAATTACTGAATTTACTGCTACTGATGCTATATTTAAATTATCTGCATCGAGTCTACCAGATGCTACGGCAACATTTTGCAAAGAACTTGTTGCTATTCTTGCGGCAGTAGGAATATCATTTAAAAAATCATGACCTGCATTGAAGGTATAAAGTGTTGTGTTAACGAGAGTTACACCAATTGTTGCAGTTGCTAGGTTTATACTCCCACTTGCGAAATATTGTCTTGCATTATCATAAATGTGTGCCATGTCTAAATTCTACCTCAATATATAATCAATTCCAATAAGCATTAAAAGAATACCACCAAAAAAATAAATCATTGCTTTGATTCTATTCATATGTTTGCAGTAACACTTCGCCAGCATATTTTTGCCTAAAATAAGGCTCATTGTATGATACAAAAGGTTCTTTCACTCCAAGTATTCTTACATTATAAAAACTGTTAGCAAATGTGTCGTCTTCTATAAATCTTAAATCTGTTCCTGTTATAAAATAAGAATTTATTAAACTTACGTCATTAGAATTTACAAATGACAATGGTATTTTAAATTCTCTGAAAGTGCTTGCTGGAGTTATGTATGTAAATAATTTACCACCTTTTGTTCTTATATCTTTTTTATCTACAGTTGCACCAAACCTGTAACCATATCCTGCATGGTCAGACAATGTGATGTAGCTTGAGTTTGGGACACCAAGTAACATTGCCATTATCTTTGACCCCTAAATCCTAATGTTGTTGTATTGCCTGCTTGTCCAAGTGTGTTAAGTGCTGGCAAGATTTTTGATTGTGTTAAATCTACCCAATAACTCATTGGTTTTTCTGTTAGTGTTGCGTCAATACTTGCACCAGGCATTATTTCTAACCTTTCTATCATAATTGTGCCTCCACCTAACATCTCGTTGGGTACGACTGTTCCTGCAGCTCTTGGTATAAAGAGTTCTGGTCCTCTTTCCCCAACCAGACTAGGTACACCTACAGGAGGGTTACCGCCATCAGCAAAGCCAAAAACTTTACCTATCTTTCCTATAGTCTTACCAATACCAGAGAAAAATCCAGTGATACCACCACCACTCGCTAAAAGGCTAGGGCTAGTCATACCTAATGATGCCATTATTGTTCTCATGATTATCATTTGTGCAATCATTTTGACTATCTGTGCTATAACTTCTTTTGCCATATCTTTAAACAGAGATTTCATACTGTCTTTCATGTTTTTACCATCTACAATCATGTCAGCAAATCCGTCTCCTACACCCTGTGGAAAATCAATCGCAATTGATTTAAAAATTGTTTCTTGAAAGTTTGCTTTAAAATCGTTGAAATCTACAGTAACTTCCTTTACAAACTTTTTGAAAACTTTGTTCATACCTTTAACATCATTGATACGGTCTTTGTCTTCTTGAGATTGTCCTTCTTGTGCTTTTCTTTGCTCTTCAATCTCTTTTCTTAAATTTGCAACTACTAATGCTTGCTCTTTGAGTGCTTCAGAATGTATTTTTACACCTAAAGGAAAATTGCCTTCCGCTATACTATCTTGCATTTGTTTGAGCTTTGCTTCTGCGTCTGCTAGTTTTTCTGTTTCTGTTCTTTGGTCTGCTAAAAATCCAGTAACTTTTTTAATAATTCGTACAAGAATTACTAATGGTTCAATAAGAATTCTTATAATTGTTGCTGCCGCTTTTATTGTTGCTACAAGAACATCTAAACCTTTGTTTAAAAAATCAAAGGCAACTTCTAACATTTTCGCACCTTTTTCTGACCTTAAAAACTCACCTACCATAGTTACAGTTCTTGTTTTTAATCTTTCTAAGCCTTGCGATATTGTTACGTTAGTTTTATCAAATCTTTCTTGTATAACATCTTCGGCTCTCAACAATGACCTAATCAACAGGTCAGGTGTTATACGACCCTGTTCTGCTAACGCTTTTAATTGTTCGATTGGTTTGCCTGTTTCTTTAGCAACGATTTCTAAAATAGCAGGCAAGTTTTCAGAGATAGACCTAAATTCATCACCAGCCAACTTACCAGACTGTATTGCCTGAGTAAACTGTGTAAGAGCAGAACGTGCTTCATGAGCAGATGCACCTTGCACAGTAATTAACTTACTGAACAATTCTGTTGTTTTCATTGCCTGTTTATTTGAAACATTTAAATTTTTAGAGGCAAGACGCAATCTTTGGAACATCATTGCTGTTTCAGCTAATGGTGTTCTAGCTTCTATTGCAAGCTCTGATATTTCTTTAAATAACGGACCAACATCTCGACCAGCAGGCAAAACAACTTTCAATCTGTTTGCAACTGACTGTGCAGCGTTGGCATACTGAACTAATTGCCTAGCAGAAAATGCAGCAGTAAGAGATGCTACAACTCCACCTAAACCGCCCATTGCCCCACGCATATTGCCAAGTCGGCTTGTGACCTTTTTTAATCCTGCACTGAAATCTTTAAATATATCTCTAGGTACTATAGGTGCACCAATATTTGCTTGTGCTGCTGTTGGTGGTCCTTGAGCTGGTCCACCACTTCTTACACCAGTGCTTGCTTGTGCTTGTCTTCTTAAAGCTTGTGTTTGTGCCTGTATATCTCTTGTTGTTGCTCGAGTTTGAGCACCAAGTCTTTGTTGTGTTGTCGCAAGTTTTGTTAAAGCTGGTAAAGCTTTGTTGAGCTCTCTAAAACTTTTTGACATTGTTTTAACAAGTTTGTTAACATTGTTAATGTTTTTAGAAATCTTGTTAAGTTGCGTAGCGAATCTTCTAGTTTCTACATTAAAAGATAGTACGGCTCTTGTCATTTGTTTCTAGCTCCTTTAGTTTCTCTTTTACGAATTATACCATATAGACGATTGATTTCATCAGGTGTTAACTGTTCCACGTCTTTTTTGGTCCAACCATAGTGATAACCAAAGAAATCGATTAGCTGCACAAGATTTGTTTCTACTCTTGTGCATTTGCCCCTAAAAAATAAGCAACCGCCTCATTTAGGGTTTTCAGTTCTGCCATTGAACAATTGTCTAAAATCCAATTCATATCTATATCTTGTTGTGGGTTGTGCTCTAAAATAATTGTCATCATTCTTACAATCGTATCAAATGGTTGGTCTGCAGTTAATTTTTCTATGTTACCAACTTGTGATTCTAATTGATGTATTTGACGTAGAGTCGCAGGATTGATAGATAATTCTTTATCCTTAATTGTGAACTTCACTGAGTTTCCTCCTTAATATGCTGTTTGTGTATTCTGCATTGTAACTCTTAGTGCATAAGAGCTAGATGTATCATATTCGGCTTTACCTTCATATGCTGCTGTAATTCTTCCAGGACCACCGATTGGATATGCAAATGTTTGATAATTCAGTTGTGGTGCATCTATTGAGATAAAGTTATTGTTACCACCACCAATGCTATCTCCTGTTATTGAGAATAAGAATCTTTGTCTTGTTTGTGCTCTGAATATACCTTCTTGTGCTTGATTTGAAAAATCTTGGTCACCACTAATTGTAATATTTCTAAAATCACTTCTAAGAAGTTTGCCTTCGTTTTTAGAACCATTTAGTGTTGGAATACCTTCTATTGGATTTTCGATTGTTATTGTTGCTGATTCTACGTCACCATTAGCGGAGCCACCAATTTGTAAAGATGTCTCATTCCAAGTGAATGGGTCTGCTGCAATGTACGATGGAGTTTGTTTTGCAACTTTATTGTAAGCTCTACCATGAACTGTTGCTGTGCATCTAATAATTGCACCCGCAGCAATTTCTATTGCAAGTGTGTGAATAAGTGAATCGGTGATTTGATATGCAGACCCTACATTTTTAAAAATCTCTACAGTATATGGTCTTAGTGTGCAATTTTCTGCAAATTCTGTTTGTCTTGGTAAAAACTCATGTATAGCTTTAGAAGAGGAGAATGTTGTAGTAGCATCTCCTAAGCATGCGTTAAAGAAATGTCCTAAATAAATTGGGTGTGGTTCAAATACAATGTCACCAGTTGTGTTGTTTATACCTTCTAAGTTATTTGGTGAGTCGTAAACATTTCTTAAATTTTCTATTTGTAGTTGTTCTATGTTTTCAGTAAGAGACTCTGATACGAATGGAATGTAAACTCTGTTAGTAGTTGCAGTTCCAAAAGCAGTTTGTTTGCTTAAAGCTAAATATCCTCCGATTCCGTATCCCATTATTTGTCTCCTTTGTCAGTCTTTTTAGAAATTTTATCATTTTCGGGTAATTTTGCAATACCTTGTTCAATTAAAGATTTTGCAATCTCAGAATCTACTGATTCTATTTTGTTTAATTCTGTTAACCCTATGCCTGGAATGTGTAAACCACCAATGATAAATTCTATTCTTTTACTTCGCATTGTAATCTTAATGATACACCTTTAAAGAACCCAAGTCCAGCAGTATTCTTTTGTGTATCAAATTCGCCTGGTCCAAACTGAAAATACAAAACTGTATCGTTAAGAGTTTTATTTTCTTTGAATACTTCTTTCACCTTGCCAAGCATATCATCTCTGAGTGTTGCACCGTCTAAATTTTCTAAACTAAACTGATAACACCAAACTTGTATGTTTAGTCTAGTAAGATATGGTGCTGTGCCACCAATTGTTTCTGTATCTAACAATGTTTCGTAGTTGTCAAGATATATTGCCACATACGGACATTTAACTTCGTTGATTGGTTCTTCTGGTTCAAGGTCAACTGTAAATGATGATGTTCTTGAATCAGCGTTCAACAAATTTTTTATTGCTGTTTCTATTCCTATGTAATCTATAATTGCCATTAACTAAATCCAAAATGCCTCGCAATAATTGGGTATTGAAATATTTTATTGCGTGCTTCCCTTATCATAAATTTTTCTAAAGACTGTGGTGTTGGTGTATAAGGTCGTTTGACATGAAAAAACAAAGGATATGCAGTAGGTTTTGACTGACCTTCGGGTTGCAGCTTTGTATTTCTAAGAGTTAATCTTATACCTGCTCCTTTGTCTGGGCTTCCACCAACAAGAACTCTTTGATAAATCTTCTCTGGCTGGTTTCGTAATGTTTCTTTTAACTCACCAGTCTGCACACCAATTTTGCCACCTTCTCCGTAACCCATGTATTTTCTCCATGTTCTGTACTGCGGAGACCAAGGCAACCAGTTTTTACCACCTTGACCAAACTGTTTTTCTTTATCAAAAGAAGCTACAGCTTTTTGGAAGATAAAATTTTCTATTTTATTTACAAAAGTTGCTTGTGTAACAGAATCCATAATATCAGCAGATGCTCCAAGAGCTTGTCTTACACCTTTTAGGTCAACTTTGATTTTGCCAAAATTACCTAGCCCAATCTCAAAATTTTTAAACAGCCTATCGTAAGTTTTTCTTTGTAACCTCATTATTCTAAATCAGGCTTATAGTTGTCACGGTCAATGTCATCGTATTCATCTTCAAGCCTATCTCCATCAATTTGTTGTAGTGTTGAGTTAAGAACATTGAATGTTGGGTTGTAGGTCATAGTATTTGAGAACGGTGCATCGTCTGGGTTGTATGCAATTATCTCTAGTGAACTTGTAAATAAACCAATGTCGCCAGAATTAATTTGTGTAAGAGTTGTTATAACATACTCCTTTCTAGCCGACACCCATGCGTTCTCACTACCAGTCTCTTGCGTAAAGAACCTCTCTAAGAGCTTTACAAGGCTATATTCGGTAGTTAATGCCTGAACTAGGGGTGGAGTGGCACTAAAGGGCATTGTGTAGTTATTTATGAGGTATCCGTTTATTTCTGCCTCTGCCTGGTCAATGTAAAAAGCTATGTTCGCAGAACTGATTGATGACAGACTACCAACTCTTGGGTATAAATCTAAAACATTAGGAACGGTTGTGTAAATAGGCATGGTTTTATTATAGCATAACGCATAGCGTTTCAAAATTTTTGAATTTAGCTTGACCTTTTTAATTCTGCTTTTATATTTTTTATAACTGTGAAAATTAATTACCGACATGTCAGTCTTTATTGGTTAGATGCTCAGTCGTCTACCGACTGGAAGAGTATTGATGACGTAGCAGAACAAAAACTCGCCCTTTGTGTAAGCACAGGCTACATAGTATACGAAACAGACCAAGCTATTACACTTGTATCAGATTTCGCCTCAACAGACCGAGAAGAGATAGACAGTATAGGAAACACAATAGTCATACCTAAGTCTTGTATAGTTAAAGAAGTAGACCATAGCCGACAAAATTAATATGGGGGGCAGTTCACTGTTAACCTTATACACAATATAGTATTACTTTGATTATGACATACACAAAACCCGCATAAACACTGGCTAAAATAACGAAAATAATTTAAAAAAAAGCTTTGATTTAGGTCTAATGTACCATATTATTAAAATGTAGCCAGAGAAAAGGCTCACGCAGAATGCCCCTAAATGGGCGAGTGATAGCGAAACTGTGCAATATGTGTGGTCTAGCTGTAGCCTAAGATTCAAAGATATTTTTGCCTTTGACTGCGATGAGTGTAAAATTTTCTAGTATACAACCAAATATTTTCTTATAGGGGGTTTCAAATATGTATTTATTTCGAAACAGCAACACACAAAAAGGTAGGCGATTCGGTATCGATTTTGAAATTGCCCACCCTAATTATTCACACAGTGAATTCAAGAATATCATTGAGAATGAACATTCTCACGTGGCGGTCAAGCGTGACCCTAGTCTTAGAGGTGATGAATCAGAAATTATTATCACTGATTCATATCACACTAAAGACAATGAAGGCGTGTCGCTTTGGAAAGATATCGTGGCATCGTTAAAAAACAAAGGTTGCCAAGAATCACCAAGAGCGGGCTTTCATATCCATTGGGATACTGAGGGCATGACTGCTAAGAATGTATACAATGCCATTGCTTTATGGTTCAACTATTCAGCAATCATTGACTATGCACTTCCAAAGGAAAGACGAGGGTCAATCATCAATATCAAGAAGTTGACCCGAAGAGAACTCGGAAAACTTCAGAGAATCGCTAGAACTGAACCTGAGCTCAGACACTTCTTACAATATGCTCAAAACCTTCTGGGACATTGTAGAGAGTTGACAATAAACGCCAACTTCAAAACTATCGAGTTCAGAAAACAGAAAGCAACTCTAGATGTTGCAGTGATTCAAAACTGGATAGCGTTTACACAGAACATCATCAAGAATGCAATCAATAGAGATTCATTCATCGGGTTATGGACTGATGGCAAGAAAAGATATGCCAAGATGTTAAACACTGACATATACGCAAATGGGTCATTCGCTCATACATTTAGGAAAGTGTTTCAATACTACAGCGGTAATCAGTCACAGTTCAACTTCTGGACTAGACAAGCACTTGAGCATGCTCAAGACATCAACACTTCAGATGTTATCCGAGAACTTAGAAAAAAGATAACACTGGCAAACAAGAGTTGGAACCAATCAGAATATAGAGACCAAGTCTAAAAAAAAAGATGGGCAGGGGAACGAGGGCTCATCGGGGAGAAAACAAAATGAAATATACATTGAAAGAGCGTAAGCAAATAGCGAACGCCATCGACAAATACGACTTAAACGTAAACGATAGAGGGCTACTTCTATACCTAGCAAAACAAGCAATGGTTAGATATGAGAAGTTCAATCTATCATGCACAGTAGATGATTTCATAGAAGTTATCAACGCTGAGGTGATGAAAGGTCATCACTTCGCAAAAGATGTGCGAATGAAATAAAAGGAGGGGGCTTTCCAGCCCCTTCTTTCTTTTTAACCACTATATACTTTTCTTTAGCTCAAACCGAGCTATTTTTTATTTTTTAATTGCAATTTTTTAATTTGCCCTTTATTTGCCCTTTTTGAAAGTCAATTTTTGCAAAGTATTTTTTTATTTGCAATTTTTTGCCCTGACTGGTCTAAAATTCCCTGAAATATACTTTAGTTAGAGCGTATAGACCCCTGTGGAGCGAGCGATGTGAAGGAAGGGTGTGCTTTGGCATGGCACATGCTCGTTATACTTTAGGTAAAGTAGATAAACCCCTCCGACAGGAGAGGCAAAAAGAAGGTTAAGAATATACTTTAGTAAAAGTACTATGTGAATCAAAAAAAACACGGTTCCAGCTTCAAAAAATGTACTTTAGTTAAAGAATAGCCCTGAAAATTGCTTTTTTATTTGAAAATATACTTTTCTACAAGCAGATATGTGTACTTATTGTAAACTGTCATTTTTATTTTTCTTTTAATTACAGTAATTTACTTTATTTAATTTTTATTTTTATTTTATTTTTTGAACTGGTTAGTTAACATTTTTGGGTATATATGTACTTTATATATATTGTATTAGTGTCTTATCTGTATCTAGTTAGATTGTAAGGGCGGGCAAAGTAAGAAAATAGGGGTTTTCCTCTCTGCCCTGTTTTTTTTATTTGGTTGGGAAAAGTTTTTTGTATTTGTCGTACCCGATGTAATCCTCGAAAATACTGTGCGCAATTTCTAAGGTGTTCACCTTTTCCAATGTTGCGTTTGTAAAGTCCATCTGTATGCCGTGCAGTTCCTCGAATTTCAACATATCCATTAATAAATTATGAATCTTTTGCGATAATTCATAAGGCACATCATCAAGGCTAGTAGTTTCAAGAAGTTCTTGCAGTTCATAACTTAGCCTGTTATGTAGTCCTTCATCGTTATCAAGCCATAACTTAGCGTTCCATGTTGCCCAGTTATGCCAGCCGTTATATGTTTGTTCCATTTGTTAGTCCTCCCATGTTATATAATAATATATCATAATAGTATAAATATGTCAACAAAAAAGTTTAAAAACTTGCCGATATGTCGGCTGACATTACTTTAATACAAAGATATATAAGTCCACTTGTCAGTGCGTAAATAAAAAGTATGGCGATTGTGTCATTCATTACTTTACCTCCCATGTATTTAGGTAATTTTTTTGATTCTGAACCGCAAAAATTTTTGCCTTTAATAATTGTTTTGTTGGTAAATTGTTTCTTTTATAACCTTTTTTCAATGTATTATAATAACTTTCATTGGGTTGCCTGTAACTTCTATCATGCATTTGATAAATCATAATTGGAAGCTCGATATTTTCAGGAACGCTGTGTAAATTTGCTTTTTTTACTTTTGCTGTCATGTATAACTTATCGTAAAGAGTTGGATATCCTTCAAGCCTATCGAGTGCAATTTCACACTCTGGCGTAATAAGCCATAGCACACCATGCAAATTAAAATTTTCTGCGTGCTCAAAATCAGCAACACCACGAAAAGCTAGTCGATAATGTTTTATTACTGCATGCCCACAATTTATTGCTTTAGGGCAACGATAGCTCATCTCTTCAATGTTGGTATTCATTCCATAGCCAAAATATAATTTACTCATAATATATTATAATCACTAATATAATTATGTCAACTGTTTTGACTTAATATATTTAATCGCCTTTTCCATTTCAAGTACATTATCATCAAAGAAACCAATTGCTACGTTGTGCCTACTGCAAAGAACTCCTCTGGGTTGATTCTGATTTTTATAGTGGTCATGGTCAACATGTAAATTGCTACCATATATTTTATTATGTTCTTTATTGGTCATTCCACATTGTTCGCATTTACCACGCAAAATATTTGCTTGAAACCATTCCCAAGTTATTGATGGAAACTTTGTTCTAATTCTACAAAATGCAACGTAGTCTTTGTTCTTGTGATACCATTCTCTATTACCAACACGCCTTGCAACTACGTTTCTTTTGCGTGACGCTCTATTCTGGGCGTAAACCTTTTCTTTGTTTCTTTCTCTGTAAGCCCTTTGCATAAATAGAATCCTAGCATGGTTTTTCTTGTCCCTTGCTCTTCTTTTTGCTTTACCTTCCTCGCCTTCTCTTCTTCTTCTGAATGCGTAGAAATCTGGACTACCTTTCTTAGGTCTGTAAACGTGCACCCATTCTTTGATAAAGTATATATCACGTTTTCTTTGATGTAGGGGCTTAAGCCATTCTAACAACTGCGGTGTTAGTTTGGTGATAAACCTCCCATGTTTATCTCTTTTCATACCATACTATACCATACTTGATATAACAATGTCAACCATTAATTTAACTGCTCATCAAACATTTCTGTTTCAGCAACATCTTGCATAATTTGATAAATGGTATCTGAATAGATTTCTTCAGTTACATTCTGATAAATTTTTCTCATGCAAACTCGTAACAAAAACATATAAAAAAGTGGTTCCTGTAATTTTTGCTTTTTTGAAATCTTGTCGACTAAGTGTTGAACATTTGCCATATGTTCTATTTCATTTGCCATTGTTTCTTCAAATATAGCAATTGTCTTCTCATCAATATCTTTTTTCATTACTCACCTCCTAAAAATTCTATTGCTAATATTATAGGTACAAATATTAAAGCTGGTAAGAATATCACTAATGCAATACCTTTACCAATGTAACCTAAAATTTTCTTTTCCTCATCGTTAAACACGCTCATTATATCTTACCCACCCTAATGTTAAATTTACTTTTGAAATAGTCACTGTTTGCCTTTTCATAGCCAGCAATTCTATAAAGCAATTCTTCTGCTAGTTCTTTTCTACCGTAGTGTATGCCATCATCTATTGATTCACAGGTCTTTTCGGTAAGTTCTGTGTATTCAATTTCCTCTCTCAAATATTCTTTTACATATTCTAATGCTTGATTACTCATCATCTTCCTCCTTTATTTCAATTAATGTATGAAATATGTCATCACAATCTTGTTGAAAACTATGATTATCAAATCTTTTAACAAGTTCTTGCCAATTATTATCTGATAACTCACCATCACTAACATCATCATATGCCCAGTAGACACCAATGATGTCATCATCTGGATTGTTATATCTTTGTAATTGGTTTATAAAATCTTTAACTTTCATCCTCTTCCTCCTTTGGTACATGGTCATAATTCTCATGCTCTAAATCTTCTTGTGCCATAATTTCAGCCTCTTTTGGGCTGTAACCTTGCTCAAGATATACTTCATATCTATCTTCAAGAAAAGTTGTATTGTGATTGTTACTAAACATAATTAGTACCTCCATGATTATATATACATCATTAGTATAATTATGTCAAGCACATTAAATAAATTCGGAGTCGTGTTCTTTTTTGACTTGTTTTAGTTTGTTTGCAACTATAGTGTTGAAGTCTTCTTCGCTTTTGAATCTGCCTACAACGTCAATTGTATGGTCATTGCCAGTTCTATCTTTGAAAACCGTTGATGAAGAAAAAGGAAAACCTAGCTTTAGAAGTTCCATTGCCTCAGAGTAAAACTGTATTGCCTCATCTTGATACATGTTATTATCGTGTAGAAATGTTTTTTCAAATTCTGCTATTGCATTTTGCGAATACTCTATTGTCTTTTCGTTCATTTGATTATTGCTTTCTTCAAGTGCATATCTTGCCATGTGTACCCAGTCCCTTAGCATTAAGAATTTGCCAAGAAGTCTGTCGGGATATTTTTCTCTGTCTTTAAACATCATTGGTATATTTCTTTTGAATCTATCTCTTCTTATTGTTTCTGTAAGATATCCAGTGTGTGAAAGATGTATGTCAGATAAAATCATACTGGCTCCAACACCTTTGCCCATTTCTACTTCTGGGTGTTCATGAACATATCCGTAAAACTTTATGCCTTTATTATTTCTGAACAATCTAATTGGCATATCTACTTTTGGTGAGGTCAGTGGGTCAACGGTGTGATGTACCTGTTTTAAACTATATCCATTGAAAGCATTTTGCCTTAAATATTTAATCATCTTTTGCCCGTCCATCAGTCTTTCATCAGCGTCAATCCATAATATCATTGAACTATTTGCATGTCCTATGGTGTCATTCCTTGCTACATCAAATCCATGCTCTTTTGGGTTTTTGGCTGGCACGATTCTTGCATTGTATTTATATTCAGCAATATGATTTGTTTCATCTGTATTGCCTGTGTCACCTACTATTATTTCATTGACATAGTCTTGTGCTGATTCTAAACAACCACCGATTTCGTTCTCTTCATTTTTTGTTATCATGCACAATGACACAGTTTCTCTTGGACATTGTATTGCCACTTTTCTGTCCAAATTTACTTTACCAAAAGGCTTATTGCTCTTTGTAAAACTTAAAATAAACCAACCAAGTCTGTCGGATTGTTTTGCATTATATGGTCCTGAACATATTTGAATGTTTAAATTATTTTGTTGTCCAAATATTTCTTCTAGGTCACGTCTTTCAAAGTTCCAGAGATGTGCATGTCTCTCATCTTCCCAGATACCTATTGGCACAGTGATAACTACAGGTGAGTCTTTCTTTATCCACTTCATAAGTTTTGTCAAAAACTCATCTGGGTATGGCTGATGCTCTAAGACTTCCCCACAATGTAACGCATCATATTTTTCATTACAAGCAAATGTATCTTCATCTGATGTTATAAATTTAATCTTTTGTAATAAATCTGGTTGTGCTTTTTGTATTAGTTTAAATGCTCCCTCGTTTTCTGCATCTGAGATATTTATACAATCTACTTTACTATCTAGCTCTTTGACAAAGAAAAACGCTTCATTACCAATGCCACTTCCAAAATCTAATACATTTTTTATTTGTCTCTCTTTGTTGTATGCATGCATTATGTTTAGTGTTATTTCTGTTCTAGGATATATTCTGGGGTCAAAGTTAGTTTCTTTTGATATGTATTCTGCTCCGAGCTTTTGATATTTCTTTTTATACCATTCTCTATCATCTATGTAACTATACTGACAGCCAAGCAATCTTCTGTATTTCATAGAATAATCTGTCGTACCTTTATGATTTTTTATTGCATGCCTTAGTGTCATTATGTCTTCCTTACGAAGTAGATGTTCGTACAAAGAATATTTATGTTTTGTTTTAGTTTCAAATTGTTTATAAAAGTTTGCCTCCCACTTTTCAGCAATCCTGTCCCAATCATAATCCCATATTTTCTTTTTCATTTTTTCTTTTCTAACTTCGCTTTCGCCTTCTTCTATTATTTGAAATACAGAATCAACAAATTTGTCGACATATTCTTTTGTGTTTGTTGGTCCATCTATTAATATATTTGCTTCATTACAAAGTGTTTCTGGTAATGCTCCTCTGTTAGTTGTTATCATAGGTAGTCCACGTCCGCAGGCTTGTGATTCCATAGCTGTAATACAAGATGTTTCATAAAACATTGTTGGATATACAAACGCTGTTGATTCTTGATACAGTGCATAAAGTTCATTTTTTGTCAGATGACCTGCATGTTTGATTGGAAAACCTTGTTTTGCATATTGTGCAATTGTCTGAGCCATTTGACTATAATATTGCTCCATCTGTTGTGTTGTATTGTCGTAACCAGATATTACAAGAGTTACCTCTTTATCTCTTTTCCATATCTCTGGCATAATTTTTAAAAGCAGTGTGTCCATTCCTCGTTCTGGTCTATTAGTAAATACAATTTGTTTTGGTAATCTTTTAAGTTTTAAATCAGGAATCTTTCCTATACCATTTGATGTTTTGAAAAACGGGTCATAGTTGTAATCTATTGTATCTATTTCAATACCGTAAGTTTCTTTGTATTGATTAATTTGCCAATCGCTTAAACAGAATATTTGGTCTACGTTCCATAGTGAAGAATTAAATTCTTTTCTTTGTGGTATTGTTGCAAAGTCATGTTGCCATAAAACATTATGTTTTGATTTGGATTGCACACTAAATCCTTGTGGAATCCTTTGGTTTATAACTACATCTGGTGTAGCTGTTGTTACATATCCTAAAAAATTATCAATTCCATTTTGCCCCATTGGTACATAATTTACATCATTATGTCTTACCGTATCTTTGGTATTGCAAAAAAGTCTTACATTGTGACCTCTTCTTGCAAGTGCATGACACATTTCAATGCCTGCTGTTTCGCTACCACCCAAAGATTTTTCGTCCATTATGTCTGGATATATCTCCATGCCTGCAACTAAAAATACTAAATCTAACTTATGCTTCCCCAATTTTTGCCTCTCTTAATATCATTAATAGTTTTGGGAGATACATTATATTCTCTTGCTAGTCTTGATTGCACTCCCCATGTTTTATCTTCTTTTAAAATTCTTTTTATTCTTTTTATTGATTGTAATTTAAGTTTTCTTGATGCGTTGTTTTCAGATGTCCACCATTGCTTGTTTGTTCCATGCTTTGCCATGTCCATAACATTTTCTCTTGGTGTAGCCCATTTAAGATTGCTCCAATGATTATTTTGATTATTGCCATCTTTGTGACAGGCAAATTTTTTCTCTGCAGTTTTACCTCTCACAAAAGCTTCTGCCACTAACCTGTGAACTTTTGCTTTAATATATTTCTTATCTGGAAATAACGTAACGCACATGTATCCATTTTTATCTGGATTTTGTGCTAATATTCTAAAGTGTTTACCTTGTGTATATTTAAGTGATTTTACTCTTCCTTTATCGGAAACGAGATAATCTGGATATTGCGTTGGTCGCCACCTTTCAATGTTACTCATAAGGTAATCTGTGCAAGAGGTAGTGCAAATCTCTTTGCTTTCTCCGTTAGACAACCAATGTTGTCTTCCCCTGCACTTACCTTAAATATTGTAAACTAATTTTGTAAATAAACAAAGGTTTCTTTTCTTTCTTTGAGCTTTTTGATATACACGAATCATTGCCCTTACACTTGTCAATTTCATTTAAACACCTCACTTAATGATGTGTCTTTTAACGCATGACCTATGCGAGACTTTTTGTCCATGTCTTATGGGAGGAGGGCTCGTTTGAGCCCCCCATTAGTTTCTAGTCTACACAGCCTGTCCATAAATAGCCAAGTTCAGGAGCAGTAATTTTCTCCTCTTGATAATACTGAACTCTCATATTCATGTAGTTGCCGTGGTCTGGGTCTTCCCATGACTCTACAGCCATTGGTGTTCCAAACAGTGGGTTTGTCCATCTGAAAGAATAACCTAGTGATGGGTTTCTTCCGTCTGATTCTGGTGGAGCAAAGTGAGCAACGATAGTATTTTTACCCCATACTGAGCTAAAGCTATCTGCTTGATTTTCTTCTCCAGTGTTTACGATGGCATTTCCAATATAAACATTTTCTACATCAAATAATGATGCAAGAAGGTCTTTAGTAACAACACCTCTTTGAACATATTTGATTCTTTCTAAGATGTCTGCATGTCTAAGTAGAGCATTGTATACATCTCTTCCAAAAATGATTGTGTTTGGGTCAATCCCAGTTGTACTTCTAATTGCTGATTTTGCAGTTTGAATATCTTCAAACGGGTCAGAAGTACCTGAAGCTGATGAATTCCATTTTGATGAAACTGCAGCGTTAGAACCTAAGTTTGAACCAGTAGTTAATTGGTCTGCTACTCTTTTTTCATAATCTAACATTAATAGATTTTGTAAGTTTCTTGCTGCCTTTTCTCTAATCTTTAAAGGTGCATCAGCGTTGACTAATGTTTCATAATCGATTTCGTCTACTAAAGCATAGTTTGTTGCATAGTAAGTATCTGAAGATACGTTGTATGATACTGTTCTACCTTTAGTTTTTGGTGCTCTTATTGTTGTATCAGGAATTCTAAAGAAATCTCCTTTAGTCCATTTGAAGAACACGTCTGATTGTTTTTGCACGTTCACGATTGGATATAGGTCTTGCACAATAGTATTTGTTGGCTCAAAGCCTACAACTAAGTTGCTTAACGGTACATCAATGTGAACATCTCTTGATGTTATTGGCATTTTCTATCTCCTTTTATTTTATTATCCTCTGTAACCATTATGTTGGATTAATAATTGGAATGTACTGCCAGATGCACAACCTGTGATTGCTTTACCTAACATATACTGTCCAGATGCTACAGCAGTTCCAGTACCACTTGCAGTTACAGTAATGAAACTACCAGCAGTGATTGTTGCTCCTGCAAAACATCTTGTTAATCCTTCGACAACGACAGTAGCATTTTCGCCAGATTTTGGTTTGTTATCTAATACACCAAGTACACCTGCACCTGCTGCAACTCTTAATTTAATACCATTAGCGTCATGTACGTTAACGATTTTATATTGAGCTGTAGATAAGTCTTCTCTAGCGACCATTGATAAATATTGTCTTGTACTCATTTGTTATCTCCTTTCTACCTCGTATTTTTCTGCTAATTCTTTATCGTCTTTTAGAACAAGCTGTAATGCATCTGCATAATTTTCAGCTTTTTTCTTTTCAACATAAAGTTTTGCTCTCCTGTCAACTTCTATACCTGCATTGTCGTAATCTGCAGAAACGATTTCTCCGTTTTCATCAGATAACTCAGCGAACTCAACAACTTTTGGCATGTTGTCAAGAATGCTTGTAACAAGTTCAAACTGGGATAAGTTAACTTCTTTTTCATCTTTTGAGTAAGAATAAACTTTTTCGTCAGTTGCAGTTGTAAGGAGTGCTTCTACTTCTTTATATTGAACAGGTAAAATCTTTCCGTCTGATTTTAAGCTATCCATGTAAGAAGCAATATTGTCTTTTTTGATTTCGTCTTTATGAGCTTGATACTCTTTCATAATTTCTTCTTTTTCTTTTTGAAGTTCAGCAAGTGCATCTTTATGCTCATCAATAGAAATCATATCATGTTCTTTTTCCATGATTTCACTCTCCTTTCCATTATAGTGGTATTTGATTTCCCCTGTTCCCATATTGCTATATAATCCTTCGATTTCTTGCAAGTTAGTAACAGCAGGAATATCAGCTCCCAATAAAGCAACCGCTTTCAGCACTCTATTGAAAGTTGAGCCATTGGCTTTGTAGTTCCAATATATTTCACTTGAAACCCTTTTGTAGTTGCCTCTCTTAATAGCATCATATACTTTCTGTGGAAGTTCCTTGAAATCAGCTACGAGTTTACTACCGACCCTGTAGATTTTGGAGATATAACCAAGAGCAGGTTGTCCGTCTTGCAACTCAGGTTGTTCTTCATTATGTCCTAGTTTGATTGGTGGTTCAAAACCCACGTCATCAAAGTTTTCTACCATAGCGTTTAGGTCCTTTTGACTGTATTTGTCGCCATTCCAAATACCTGTCGAAAATATTTCAACGCCATTTAGGTTAAATGTTTGTTCGACTGCATTATTTTTTTGTTGTTCATCACAATCACATTCATCTTTAGCTTCTTCACAATCACAGTCATCTTGTGAATATTTGTCAGCTCCAATTGGTTTTTTTACATGTACGTCATTTGCTGTAATTGCCATATCTTCTTCTTCTTCGTCTTTCTTTTTCTTGTGGTCCATCATGTCTTTTTCTTTGTCATCTTCATGTGCACCCATTTCTTTATCATCATCTTCATGGGCTCCCATCTCTTTGTCTTCGTGAGCACCCATTTCTTTTTTCTTAGCTTCTAAATATTCTTCGTGTGTTTTACCAGGCATATATAATTTGATTTCTTTACCGTCAACCATATGAGAGTGTGTATGCGAACCTTCTAAACCCATTTGTTTAGCTTTTTCTTCTGCTTGTTCTGCAGTTGTAAAAAGGTCTTGCATTGCATAATTTTCTATGTCAGCAGCGTCTTTTTCTTGCACTTCTGGCTTTAGCATTCTCATGTCTTTATCTTCATCATGAGCACCCATATCCTTATCTTTATCATGTACGCCCATTTCTTTTTCTTTATCTAAATGTGCACCCATGTCCTTTTCTTTGTCTTTACCATGTTTTCCTGGCATATTACACCTCATTTATAACCCGACATCTCGGGCATTTTATTTCAATTCCAACAAAACCCTTGACATATGATTTTGCTAGTAATTTATTACAATTGTAACACCTAATATCATATTTGACAAAGGATTGTACTTTACTTATATTGGATATTTGCTCTACTGACGCTACAGATGTCATTTGCTACTTAATGGGTGTCCTTTTGGAAATAAGTCTGTGTCGTGTTTACCACTTCTAAATCTACCATT